AAGTAGATGCTGCTCTTGATGCTGAATCAACTGAAGAGGTTGAGTTGGCTGAGGAATCCGAAGAAGAAGAAGCTCCAGAAGCCGAAGAAGATGAGGCAGAAGAGCTAGAGGAAGATTACGTATCTAAACAGGACTTCGATTCTAAAATCGCAGAACTTGAAGATATGATTAAGTCTATTAAAGAGGATATGATGGTTGAGTATGATAAGGTTGAGCAAGAAAAGGCTGAGCTTTCATCTCAAGTTGAAAAGCTATCTGCTGAACCAGCAGCTGAGCCAATCGCACATACTCCTTCTGAGAAAACTGAAAACAAAGAGGTGATTAAATTCGGTCAGAATCGCCCTGCTAATACACTTGACCGAGTATTTTCTAAACTAATATAACAATGAGTAATAAAAAAGTAAATCTATACGCTGGTAATGGTTCTGTTGACACTATTACTTCTACTTACGCTGGAGAGTTTGCAGGGAAATATATCTCTGCTGCGCTTTTAAGCGGTAAGACATTAGCCGATGGTGCAATCACCGTTAAGCCTAATGTTAAATATAAAGAGGTGGTAAAGAAAGTTGCTTCAACTAACTTTATCGCTGATGGTACTTGCGACTTTACTGCAACTGCTGATGCGCTTACATTGACAGAGCGTATTCTTCAGCCAGAAGAGTTCCAAGTAAACCTTGAGCTATGTAAGAAAGACTTCAGAGCTGATTGGGAAGCTGTAAAAATGGGATATTCTGCATTTGACAAGCTACCTACATCATTTTCTGACTTTATCTTAGGGCACGTTTCGGCTAAAGTTGCTGAGAAAACTGAGCAAAACATCTGGGCTGGCGTAAATGCCAACGCTGGTGAGTTTGACGGTCTTACAGTTCTTATGGCTGCTGACGGTGATGTTAACGATGCTGCTAATGATTCTGAAACTTCTTTCACATCAGGCAATATCGCATCTCTACTTGGAAATGTAGTTGATTCTATTCCTTCTGCTGTATATGGCAAAGAAGATTTGACTATCTACGTTCCTACTGGTGCTTACCAAGCTTATATCCGTTCACTAGGTGGATTCGGAGCGCAAGGTCTTGGTGCTGCTGGTACTGATAGCAAAGGTTCACAATGGTATAATATGGGTAACGCACTTTCTTTCGAAGGAATTAAAGTTCAGTTAACTCCGGGAATGCCATCAGACCACATCGTAGCTGGTGAAGCTTCTAACTTGTACTTTGGTACAGGATTGCTTGCCGACCATAACGAAGTGAAGTTAATCGATATGGCTGACATTGACGGAAGCCAAAACGTAAGAATCATTATGCGATATACTGCTGGTGTTCAATACGGAATCGGTTCTGACTTGGCGTTACTAACGTTAGCATAATAATTGTTTAATCTAAGGGGGTGGTAACTCTGCCCCTTTTACTAAAAAGAAAAAGATATGGCTTGTGATTTAACTGGCGGAAGATTAAGACCTTGTAAGGATGCTGTCGGTGGTATAAAAAAGATTCACTTTGTTGATTTTGGTGATTTAGGAACTTTAACCATTGGTTCAAGTGATGAGATTACTGATATGACAGGAACTTTTGACTACCACACATACGATGTTAAAGGTAATTCTTCCCTTGAAACAAACATTACCTCTTCTATGGAGAATGGTACAACTTTCTTTGAGCAAGTATTAAGCGTTACATTATTCAAATTAACTAAAGAGGACAACAAAGAACTAAAACTTATGGCGTATGGGAGACCTCACGTTGTAGTTCAGACGTTTGATGATAAATTCCTTTTGGTTGGTGCTGATAATGGTGCTGATGTAACTGGAGGTACTGCGGTAACTGGTACTGCTATGGGAGACTTGAATGGTTATACATTAACTTTGACTGCAAACGAAATCCGTATGCCTTCATTTGTTGATGGTGGAACTGATTCAGACCCATTTGCAGGAATGTCAAGTGCTACTGCTACTGAATCTACTCAAAGAGACCCTTCATAAATTTAATAGGGGTATAAATCTAAAAGGGGGCTTAATTGCCCCTTTTTTTGTATATTTGAAACAAATAACAATTTGATTATTACTTCGATATGCATATATTAACAACATCAACAGACAATCAGAACATTAAGATAGTATCAAGAAGGTCTAAACAAGTCAACAAGACAGGTATTTGATTATACTGGCGATTTTCAATGGCAAGTATACCAGCAAAATCCTGAAGCTGCTGCAATAAAATGGGAAGGTGGAGACTTAGGCTCATCTGAAGGAGAAATATTCCTAGAAATAACAAACAAATACACCCTAAAGGAAGGTGATTACTACACACTAAAGCTTATTGATGACGATGGGTTAATTTACAGGGATATTGTATTTTGTACAGACCAAACAGACTTTCCTAAGTACAATCCTAATAAAGATAAATACACACAAGAAGATAGCTTCGATGATAGCTACATTATATTATGAAAGACGAAAGCACAATACATATTGTACAGTTAGGTTCTTACTCTAAACCAGAGGTAAAGGAATACTATAACGAGGATTGGGTATCTTACGGAGACGATAATGATTACTTTAACTATCTAATAGATAGATACAACGGAAGCCCTACGAACAACGCTGCTATCAACGGCATATCTGAAATGATTTATGGAAGAGGTCTTGATGCTACGGATAGTAAAGAAAAAGAAGCTGACTATAAAGAAATGAAGGAGCTTTTTAACAAGAACGTCATTAAGCGCATAACACACGATTATAAAATGATGGGTCAGGCAGCACTTCAAATTATATACACCAAAGACCGCTCTAAAATTGCTCAGATAGCACATATACCAGTAGAAACGTTAAGAGCCGAGAAATGCAACTCTAAAGGCGAAATAGAGGCATACTACTATCACTCTGACTGGACAGAGGCTAAGTCTGGCGATAAGCTAACAAAGATACCTGCCTTTGGATTCTCTAACGCAGCAATCGAAATATTATACATAAAGCCTTATAGAGCTGGTTACAAGTATTATTCTCCAGTAGATTATCAAGGAGGATTGCAGTATGCGGAACTAGAAGAGGAGATTGCCAACTATCACATAAACAATATTCAGAACGGACTGTCTCCAAGTATGCTTATTAACTTTAACAATGGTACTCCAGATGCAGAGCAAAGAGATGCTATTGAGACCAGTATAATGAATAAGTTTAGTGGTAGTTCTAATGCAGGTCGATTCATATTAGCGTTTAACGATAGCAAGGAGCTTGCAGCAACGATTGAGCCAGTACAGTTATCAGATGCCCACCAGCAATATCAATTCTTATCAGATGAGAGTATGCGTAAGGTTATGGTATCACACCGTATTGTATCGCCTATGCTTGTAGGCATTAAAGATACGTCTGGACTAGGCAACAATGCAGAAGAATTACAGACCGCATCTGTGCTTATGGATAACACCGTAATCAGACCAATGCAGGTTACTATAATTGACGAACTTGAGAAAATACTTGACTACAACGGAATAGAGCTTGACATCTATTTTAAGACGTTACAGCCCCTTGAATTTACCGACTTGACTAATGCTATTAGTGAGGCAGAGGTAGAGAAAGAAACAGGCGTTAAAAAGGATATACAAGAGGAAGTCAAAGAAAAAGTGGAAGAACAAATTGAAAATGTAGAATAAGATGCCATCAGCACTATTTATTAAAAGAAGCGACCTAGTTAACAATACTGCTTTAAGCGGTAATGTAGATACTGATAAATTCATTCAATTTATTAAGATTGCTCAAGACATTCATATACAGAATTATTTAGGCACAGACTTGTATAATAAAATCAGCGCAGACATTATTGCTGATGAACTTTCTGGAGATTACCTAACTCTTGTTAACGACTACATACAGCCAATGCTTATACACTTTGCTATGACTGAATATTTACCATTTGCAGCATATACTATTGCCAATGGTGGTGTTTACAAGAAGGGTGCAGAGAACAGTTCAAATGTAAGTAAAGAAGAAGTTGACTCGTTAATTTCAAAAGAAAGAGATTATGCCGAGTATTACACACAGAGGTTTATAGACTATATGAGCTTTAATGCTCAGAGTAAATTCCCAGAGTATTACAGTAATAATAATGAGGAGATATATCCAGACAAAAACGCTTTATTTAACGGATGGATGCTGTAAGCAAATATAAACCTAAGAAGGATAACGAAAAGAAATTGAAATGTTACTTAACCAAAGGTTTGAATAACAATCAAGTAAAGGCACTAAAACAGTCTGGCGAGTTTAACAGGTAATTTTATAAAAGACACATATCAGTCTCTTCTAAAGATTATAGATAACGGAAACGTTACAGAATCAGCTAAGGAGATTACTGACGGAGAGGGTAATTCTCTAGGTGTCTCAGTAGATACTTCTGGTAACGTAACTGCAACTGGAACTATTCAGGGTGCTACGGTTACAAACGGAACGACATCTATAAGTGATTTACAGACAGGCAAAGAGGATAAGAGTGAAAAGGGTGCTGCAAGCGGATATGCTCCATTAGATAGCAATTCAAAAGTACCTACCGCTAACTTACCTGATAGTGTTTTAGGTCAGTTAGAATACAAAGGAACTTGGAACGCTGATACCGACACTCCCTCATTACCATCGGCATCTACTGTAAAAGGTAACTACTATGTTGTTTCTACGGCAGGAGTCTATGAAACTATTGATTACGAAATAGGAGATTGGATTGTTTCAAATGGAACAGCTTGGGAAAAGATAGATAACTCCGACAAAGTATCAAGTGTAAATGGAGCTACTGGAGTTGTTGTATTAGACACAGATAATATATCTGAGGGTTCAACAAATCAATACTACACCTCCGATAGAGCCAATTCAGACTTTGACACAAGACTGGCAACTAAAGACACAGGTAATTTAGCTGAAGGTTCTAACTTGTATTACACTGAAGATAGAGTGTCCGCTAATACCGATGTTGCTGCAAACACCGCTAAGACTGGCATTACGGAAGCTCAGGCTAATGCAATATTGGTTAATACCGCCAAAAATAGTTACCCTTCAGAAGATGCAGTAAAGTTATTAGGAATAGAGTCTGGTGCTAACGTTACTGACGTTGCAAATGTAACAACTGCATTAAATTCAATATCTGTTAAAGAGCTTGACGATGTGTCTGATTCCAGTCCGTCTAATCAACAGGTTCTTAGATTTAACAGTACATCTGAACAATATGAGCCAACCACATTAGATTTAACAGGTCTTGTTGATAGTGTTAATGGGCAATCTGGAGACGTTGTGTTAGACACAGACGATATTGATGAAGGAGATACTAACCTTTATTACACAGAGGCAAGAGTAAGCGCAAATACAGATGTAGCAGCTAATACTGCCAAAGTAGGTATTACCACACAACAAGCTAATGATATAACGGCTAACAATGCTAAAGTTAGTATGGTGCTAGGCACAAGTGCAGGCACAGCGTTAGAAGGAGATACTGCTTTACTACAATTAGGTACAACATCTACAAC